GAACTAATTCGTGATGAGAAAGAACAAGCACAGGTTGATACGGCTGTACTACTCGAAGAATTCTCGAAGGATAAAGTGTCCTAAATGTGTTTGAATTGTGTTCAAACTAAGGCAAACGACAGAATCCGTATATGCAGCTAAAAAAAAATAAAATTTTAAAAAAAAACTACTGTAAAAAAAGTGTCTTTTTGTACAAATGGCTTAGAAGTGTTGGTATACAACAATAATGTCTGCCATTTGGTGGAAATAAAAAGTGTCATGTGACAGATTATAATGTCACTTTTAAGTTAAGTGCGACATAAGTATACAAATAGCTCTATCCAGCCCGTAAACTTTTCGTGCTTTTGGTTTTTTTGATTTTTTTTACATACATATACAGAATTTTAAAATATAAACTAATTATGCCCAAAAAGAGAAAATTAAACGCTGCACGTAATTCATCCGAAATTCCATTTCAAAAGTACAGAGTTGAGTGGATTGATTGTATTAGTGACTCTGGTTGGGCTGATGAGAAAGAGTTCAATAAAATGAAGTTGGCTACTCCGGTAAATGAGGGTTGGTTATATTCTAAAGATAGAAACTCAATTAAATTATTTGCCTCTTATGATAAGGATGACGATGGTAGTCTTACTTTTGGGGATCGGACGATGATTCCTTTGCCTTGGGTAAAGAAGATGGTGAAGATTTAACTGACTTTTCCTCAATCTGACCTTCGACAATCTTTGGAGATAGAAGAGGTTCGTAGTCGTGTAAAATTTGTTTCATTTTGGCTTCTAGTTGCTCCTCTGTTAATTCTTCTAGTTTTCCATGTTTTATTATTTTTCTGTCTATGTATAGCCCTGCTGCTTTACCTCGGGAAACTTCAGCGTTTACTGCTGAGGAAAAACTTCCCTTTTTTAAAGCAGCCTGTTTAATTCTGTCTAGTTCAGCCACATGTTTTTCATAGCTAACTTCAAACTTCTTAAGTCTTTCTTCCTTTAGCTCACCTACAAACTTTGCCACTAGGGGTGATAGTCTTGGATTCATAAGCTCTGATCCCTCTTGTCTGGCTCTGTTATGACTATAGCCAGCCAGCTTTGCTGCTTCCATCTGTGAGACTGGACCTTCAGGTCCACCAAATACGATAAATTCGGCAAATCTTTTTTGCATTTCTGTTAATCTTTTGTGAACTCCCATACTTGACAATTTAAGGTAACTATCCTATAAAGTCAATATGAAAGATAACCGAGGAGATTTAGATTTAACGCTTCTGATTGAAAACCATCAGAAAGAGATTTGGGATTTTAAGAAAAGAGAATCTCAATGGATAAGAGACAAGAATCAGTTAGAGGGTAATCAAAAAATTATTAGTGAACTCTCTGCAAAACTAGTAGACATTACTAGAAGTAATGTTGAGCTAAAAAAGAAATTAACTGACGCTGAAGGAGAAACTTCTCTTGTCAAAGCCATTGGCATAAATTCTCCTGAGATGAAAGAGCTTCGGGAAATGAATGAAACTCACAAAAAAATTAACGGAGATTTGCAGACAGCCTTGACAACTTTAGAACAAGATAATATAGAGGTTCACGCTGACAACACAAAGTTGTCACATCAAATAGAAGATTTACTTAAGCGGAAAAATAAAGATTAATGAGAGTACAAGACTTACAACAATTTCTTTCTTCATTTACTGAAGGGTCGGACGCTGTAAAGAACGCTGTACTTCTCTGTGAAGTTAATGGAACTTTGTATGATGTAAGAAGAATGGAAGTGCATGAGAATGAAGCTCCCATTCCAGGTTTCAAAGGTCATACTGCACATCGATTAGTTTTAAAAACTCAAAAACCATCTAGTATTATACTGCCAGACAAGTTACAAAAAGACTACTAATGCACGAGGTCGTTACCTCGATAAAGACATGGGTCCAGAGGCAAAATTATATCAAAAACTTCGTAAAAAATCATCCAACATTTTATGGACAAGGCTTGAAAACCTTAGTGGACTTGGTACTCCTGATCTATTGGGTTATAATACTTCTGGTCGGTTTTTTACTGTTGAACTAAAAGTTACAAAGGGAAACAAACTTAAATTTTCACCACACCAAATTGCGTTTCATATTGCACATCCACACAACACCTACATCATAGCCCAGGCCCTTGGTCCTGGGTCCTTGAAACTTGTTCAGATGTACCGTGGTTCACGAATCACAGAGCTTGTCGCTTGCGGCTTGAAGCTTGAAGCTTGCGTCTCCGGCCTTGACGCTTGTTGCTTGGAGCTCTCGAAGCTTGGTGCTTGAAGCTTGCATCTTTTACGAACCGGTTCGTGTTCTCTGCATGGAGATCCTCCGGCTTGCAGCTTCGGTCCACGAAGCAGGGATAAGTCTCCAGGTATTCATCATGTAGTTGATTTATAATTTCGGGGCATATACGCGCGCCGCCATGTTTAATGTTTACCATAACTCACGGTCGGGACTGACCTGTTCCAGCATGCGCGGCAATCTCCGCACTTGTTGCCCTGCTTAGGGGCCGGACAGCTGGCGTCATGGCCTGAGGTTACAGTCGACGTCCAGGGCCAGAACTTCACCGGAGGTTGATCAATCATGTGTGAAGACATTCTAATAATTAAATTTGTTGGAACTATGTCAGGATCCATCAGGTTCAAAAATTTTGCTTCTCTTGTTGGCATCCAGTGACGGGTATCCGGTGTTAACCTGCAAACCTCGAATATATTCTCCAGATGGGCCATCGACTGTATGTCGCCGGCGTCATGCCATCTAAAATATTTGTGCTTCTTGATCAGGGCAGCCATGGCCGGGACCCATGCTTGTCGCTTGAGGCTCTTGAATCTTTTCTCCAGGGCCTCTTCAACTTTTGGAAATCTTTTGTAGTTACCCTTCAGGGCATAGCAGCTGGAACATACAGAATTTTTAACATTGCGGAGCTTGGCGCCGGTGATGCAGCGGCTGGCAGGTGTATTGTAGCTCGGGCCGGGCATCTTGGAGGTATACGTCAGGCCGCCGGTTATTTCTTTTGCTTCTTTTATTTTCATCTAAATTTTTTTGGTTTTTTCATTTTAAAACAATCGGAAAGCTTGCGATCTGGTCCAAGGCTATCAATAAACCGTTCGCACTTGTCAACATAAGCAGAGCTTAGATCCTTCTCATCATAGATGAAAAAGTTGAATAGATTGTTGTGGTTGCTTCTTATCTTTCTTTTCATAATCCTATTATATCCTATATTATTATTTAGTCAAGCTTGGAGCTTGGGGCTTGTAGCTTTTTGCTGATCCGGGAATTCTTAGGCTTGCTGCTTGAAGCTTTTGTCCGTTAATCTTGATCCGGGGACCATGTCTCGTCCAGCCGTTGGCCATGATCTTTAATTCTAAAGCAATCGTGGCCAGCTGCTGCGGTGTTGCGTGACTTACTTCTATTTTGAATAGTTTCATTTCTTTTTAGGTTTCATATCCTGCTTCACCAGGCGCAAGATCTCTTCTATTGCATCCGCTATTCTTTTTAATTGTTTTGTATCCATAATATATCCTTTCTATATTTATCCTACACTATCCCTGATCCACTGTCAAGCTTGAAGCTTGCTGCTTGAAGCTTTTATCTCTTCTCCCATTCTATTTCTTTTTTAGATTTCCAATCATCGGGCTTACCAACAAGTCTAATTTCTCCCTGATCCCAACCACCGAAACCGGTTCGGTTAACTTCAGGTTTTATTTTATTGTATTTTATATCATCAATACAAATCTTTACCGGTAGATCCTGGTCCTCTATTGTCATCAGGTATTTAACTAACTTTTTAATTGTGAACATAATTTATTTCTCCTATTTTAGAATTATTCTAAAGTGGCCAAGCAATGTGTTTTACCTTATCGCGCGACATTTACTTGACCCCAGATCCCCCACACTATCTCAGAGACAGCGTTAATAGGTTACCAAACCTAAAGGGATCAGGGCTCAAGTTTGGCCAAGTGAGACCGAATTAACAACAACTGGAAAACAACCCATAGTTGTTTGCATCATTCGGACCTCATTTAACATTAGTCAGATGCCCACTTGACCCCAGATCCAACAGACTGCGTTTATACCTCTAGGGTGCATCATCCCCCCGATATCAAGGGTTGTTGGATCAGGGCTCAAGTTTAAAAGTCAGCAAGATATATAATAATAAATGCTGCTACACCTAAAAATCCGTATAACCAAATACTATCCACAATCAAAGCAAACTCCATTTACTTGTGCTGACCATTCATCTGGTTTAGGTATGCAATGACATAATGTGCATTGAACCCAATGTTTATTTTTATTCATATTCTCTCCTATATAATACTTGACAATAGTTATGTCAAGTGATAAATTTCATTTAATTAAACACTAACAGAAAGGTATCAAAATGCGTTTAAGATTAAATCAAGAGTATCGTAATAAAATCGCAAATCGTATGCGAGTACACTTGGAACAAGAGGACACGCAAGAAAAAGAAAAATTCTTTCAATTAAGAGAGAGTTTTTTGGACAAGCAAAATAAAACTTGGGAACTTGCACAACAATGTGTGACCAGGCAATATCCTAAAAAAGATGTTGAACTTGCACATTATCTTCAAAATAAATATCCTAACGTCAATACTATTGCGAAAGATAGTTGTTTTCATTTTGGTTATATGAAAAAAGATGACGCAACAGATGAAGATGATAAATACGAAACTCAACACTTTGACTTTCGTTTAAATGGAGATGTTGATGGGGTTGATCGTCAAGATGATATGGATAGTTATAGTCCACAATCACGTGACTTTGCTTATGCTTATTTTAGAGATGAGTTAAAAGCAAAAGAAAATTGCAATCCAGATATTAATATTGAAATGGATGGCAAACCCTCAAATCCACACCAAACTAAATTTAATGACGCAAATGAAAAAGCATTAGGATTTAGTGGTGGCAAAGGAAATGAAATATCTCACGCAAGAGATTGGAACTCGGACTATGAGTTGGATTTAATTGGTCGCGAGTATTGTAGAGATAGACAAATACCAGTTTCAAAAGATGAGTTTCAAACTTTTGTAATCTGGCAACAAGCCAAAGGTCAATTAATAATGGCACATTATAAATGGATTAAATCTGTCTTAGATCAAATGAATAAAGTTATTAAACCTTGTTTGAAATCTTGGAGATATTTAGATGAGGCATTAGAG